CACCAAAGGCTTGGCTAAGGTACCCTTCCCGATAAGCTACTAAGCCGTCCCCTACTACGATCTCTGTAACGACATCTTCCCCACCGCCTTTCTTCTCTTTGATGAGGTTGACGATATTCCCTTGAAAGATCTGCTCTGGCACGAGACCATAGCCTGCGAAAACTCGAACTTTGAAGGTCTCTTCTAAGGCGAATAGCAGGCCCGCTCTAACAGCATCGTCTACCACCAAAGGGTTAGAGAGAATGAAGGCACGTGCTGTCTTCACTTCCTCAAACATCGACTGTAGGATGCCACGAGCCTCCTTAGACAGATTGTAAATCTGAATAATGCCTTGATCCGGTGTGCTCCTACTGTCTCGTGTAAACTCAAAGGTGACCCGCAAGCCTTCACCCCGGGTATGGAAGAGCTGAAACAGAGGGCCAACTATGATGTTGATAGAGCGCTTGTATGTACGGCTACTAGGCATCGACCTGCGTGTATCTGAACTTGACGCGATCGCCTAGTTCGTCCTTTAAAGGTTGCAAATTTTCCCCTGTAGTATCCACCAAAGAGAAGACGCCTTGCGGAATGGCTAGGTGGCGGGATTGTGCGAGCATGTCGACGCCCAGGACGAGACGACGGTTACGGACTAAGGCTATGCCTGCATCGGAAGCGAGGTCAAAATACCAAGTGCCGTCGCGTCCACTATACCGATAGATGATACGCCAAAAGATGTTAGGCTCTAGGTCGACTCTAACGAAGTGCTTTCCCACGCCTGGAGCAGGTGTGGGTATGTTTAGAGTTGCCATTTAGATAGGTACTGCGGCTTGCGTGCCCGCGTTAGAGCCTACGCCCGCACCAAGGTTTAGAGCATCATCGTCTATTAAGGAAGCAACAGTAGTACGGCTGCCTATCTGAATCTCCTGGAGCACCAGGTTAAACTCTAGGGCCTGACCTGAGTTGCTGTCTCTGGTGATTGAGTATTTCTTAATCAGCATTTCCCGATAGTTACCGATAGACGTAGCCACGAATAAAGGTTCACCATCATCGTACCATCTATCTAGCTTCTCTTTGGCTAGTAACGCACGGCTTTGTAGAACGGCTTGAGTTACGGCTTGGACAATCAAGCCAACGCCCGTAATAGGCGTGTCGGAAATGATGCCAGTAAAAGATAAGACAGTAGGCAGGCGTCGGCTGCTGTCTGTAATGCGGAACCCGTTCTCAACCGGGTGCGAGGTTACTGTGCGCTCTTTACTATGAGTCTGCGTAACGGCTACATCGGCCCGCCACTTCCCCGGAAAAGGGATATCAGTACGGACTAGCGCAACGGCTTTAATAAAGGAGGCAAGACGAGCCGCCGCGGCAGCGCTTGGCGGCAAGTCTGGAAAAGGGTCTAGCTGTACCAAAGTAATCGAGGTAGGGCTAGCGATATTGCTTACACCTGAGAATCCACCAAGGGACATTGCTTAGATTCCTTCCTGCGGAGCCAAGTTATCCTTGGCGTCCTTGATAATAGCGAGCAGTTCCTCGCTCACGCGCTCGGCTGCGATGTTGCCTACTTCTTCCGCCGAAGTACCAGGCACGCCATTCACTTGGATATCAATGTCCATGTCTACATCCTGCTGGAAAATGGTAACAGTGATAACAGGCGGTACGCCTCCCGGCGTTTTCCTATCACCGATAAGACCTGTGAGCGATTCGCCGGACTGCCCGGCTTGATTGATTAAGCCGAGCAACTCTGCGTCGGTTAAAGGGCCTTCGCCCTTCTTCTTGCCTCCGCCCTTCCTACCTTTGAGGTTCTTAGCAAGCTCTTTACGCCTTGCGGCTCCTGCTTTCGCAGCGGCCTGGCGGTCTAGAGCGGTCTGCGTTTTCTCGTCAAAGATACCGAACTGTGAGCCAAGGAAGCTCTTAGCAGCGTTCGCTAACTCTTTGCCTTCCTTCTTATCCCTCGCCGCTTTCGCCTTGGCACGGGCGTTCCGTGTCTCTACAACAGTCTTCTGCTCGCCCGCAGCGGCTCTGACAGCCGCAGATGTTTGGTGGTCATCCGCGATAGCCTGTAGCTGATTGGCCGATAACTTCCCGCTAGAGATACGGTCCATAGCAGCAGCATTCTTGGTAGCTCCAGGCCCTCGTGCCTCACGTGTGAACGTCTGGACTTGCCGAGCGCCCTGACCTCGAACCGCTACAGTCTCATTAGTACCAGGGACTAACCCTAGGAAGCCTTTAACATCATCAATCAAGCCCCGAACTTCAGGTCTTAACTTGAGACCTAACAAGTCTCCTAGGCCTTCAAACTTATCAACTAGCGCACCTAGAGGGTTGAGGGTAAAGGACATAGTGTCCTTTAGAAGGTTCCACAGAGTAGAGCTTTCAGAGAGTCTCTCATCTAAGTTCTTTAGCTCTGTTACTAAGAGGACAGTCTCTTCTGAGATCTCAGCAAGCCAGCCTGGAAACTCAACTAGTATCTCGCCTATCGCTTGGAGCGTAGGCTTGAGTGTCTCAAAGGCAGAGGTGATTTTTGCTATCTGCTCTTCTAGCTTTTGCTTGATTACCTCATCATTTTCGCCAAGCCATTCACGTGTGCCATCAATAATATCCATTACGATGGGCATAAGGCCCGTGGCAAGGGTGATTTTGAAGGACTCTACTACTTTATCAAGCCTAAGCTGCGCGTCTACTAGGGCTTCACTCGCAGCAGCCTGCTCGTTAGTGAAAATTCCAAGCTTTCGAGCCTCTTCACGCTGTTTTCTGATACCTTCAGAGCCTTCATTGAGTAGAGGGATAAGCTCTTTACCCGCACGGCCTAAGATTTGCTGCGCAAATGCAGTTTTTTCAAGCTCATTTGGCAGGCCTTTGATAACATCGGCGTACTTCTCAAACGCTTCATCCGCATCTAGCCCATCAAACTCTGAAATATTGATATTCAGAGCTTTAAGCTGGTCTGCGAAAGGGCCCGTACCCTTCACTCGCGCCTCTACCAAGTTACGGTTAAGGGATTGAATACCCTTAGCCATGACTTTACCGCTAGAGCCTGCAAGCTCCGCGGCAAAAGACAACTCTTGGAAACCCTCCGCAGTTAGAGCAGCATTCTTGGCGGTTTTGGCGATTTCGTCGCCTTGCGCCGCTACCTCTGTAGTGAAATCAAAGAGGATCTTTTTAGCGAGCTTGAAACCATCGGTTAAAAGACCGATTCCGGCCTTTACACCATTGACTGCTAGGCCAAACTTACCTAGTGAGTCGGCTGCGTTCCCTGTCAGAGACAAGGATGCAGTTAACTTGCGGATTTCTACCATTATCTCTTAGGCTTTTTAGGGGCAGGGAATGCATGCTTGTTCACGACACCAAGGTAAGTGTTCTCTACTTGGAGGATCTCATAAGCATCGTAGAGATCGTTAATCGTTAGGTGGTTTTTTAGGTGGTAGAGGTTTCCAAGGTCGACTCCGCTTCGTCCGTTGTGGATGACTCGCCCGATGACTGCATCGACGTTTTCATATTCGAGAGTACATCTAGGCCGGCCACCTTTACCAGGTCGGCGACTGGAGACGAGCGGGCGGCGTTGATAAAATCCTTATAGTTGACCTCCAAAGCCCACGCCCAAACCTTGTAGGCAGACGCGAGCTTGCCCCGAAAGTGCTGGCTAAAGAGAGCCTCATTACTAAGGTCTTTGTCCAGGTCACATCCTTTGAAGCGTACGCCGTCCATAACCGCCAGGAGAACGAAGTTGGCTTCGTCCGCTGTCAGGTTGGACAGCATTTCGTCTACTCCGATTTTTAAGAGTGACCCTAGCGCCACATCGAAGTTACTACTAGCAGCTTCTTTGCCATCGCTAGACAGCATGACTGTAACCGCGTTAGCAAGGGTGACCAAAACCGGCCTACCTACTAACTTGGTGAGTTGAATCAGTGTGGTGTTTGCCAGCAAAGCCGGCATCATTTCACACGTGTATTCAACCTCATCAATTTTCTTAAACGATCTTTCTTCTGTACTCATTGTTTGGCCCCAATGTGACTTTCTTTACTAGGTTCCTAGAGCCTTGTTAGACCCGTGATTCATGAAGAGTTTCGGGCATTCAAAGATCCACACGATATCGTCTTCTGCATCTGAAGAGTTAGACTTAGGTTCCCACCCTTGGATGAAAGCGTTAGGGCAGGCGTAGATACTGGTGCCGCTAAAGTCCTGTACCATTAACCCGCCTACGTTCCCTAGCCCAGTTCCTTCATAGACGCTCAGGACAGTAGACATCTGTTGATTAGCATCCGCCCCTGCCCTAAGAGTAACAGTAACCAAGCCCGATTGGTTATTCGCTTTGATGCGTGTCGACTCCCCATCGCCCCCCATACGCAAGATGTTAACAGGCACATTGCGAGCGACGTTCACAAAGGTACCGTCCACAATACCCTTATTGAGAGTGATAGGCCCGGGTGCAAAGTTTACGGGGTTCCAACTAATGATGACCGATTTAGGGTCGTAATCTTTATCTGCCATTTTGCTCCTTAGACCGTAAGGTCAACTTGAATGAACACCTTGCGGATAGCCTGTGCAAACTTGGCGATGCCTACAAGGTTACGCAAAATACCTGCGTTCTTATCAGCTTCGTCAATATCTTCAGGATTAGGACCCGTCGCCACAGGGTCAAAGTCACTTGTAAAGTGTCCATTGGTGACACCGATATCTAACCGATTCTTTACGATGGCGATAAAGGTACCGATTCCTGTGGTATCCAGATTGATCTTAGTAGGTGTGCCACCAAGAGCACCAAAGGCGTCCTCTTGCATGCGCGCGCTAGTCCAATCAATCGTGGTCTGTGTACGCATAAACTCACCTTCAACAGATTGAGTTTGTGTGTGCCCACTACCTCCAATCTCGATATACGTGGAAGCACCAGCGAGTAATAGATTGGCCTTGGAAGATGTATCCAAATCGTCTGTAACTACGCCTACCAGTGCTTTATTATTCCAGGTAATCTGCCCGTTAGCAGCATCTAGGTTAGCTGCCGCGGCGACGCCTGCCATAGCGGCGTCCGCTAGTGAGAGATCGTCCGACTTATAGAAGAGCATGACCCGCTTATACCCTAGCGTTTTCAAATCATCGCCAAGGTTGGGCGTCGTGCCTGTGAGCATGTCTGCATCGCTCGACTGGAAGATGCCAATCTTCTCATCTGTAGTAACTTGAGCCGCGGCGAGCTTGATTGTAGCGTCGTCACGATCCTCAATGTTCAGATAGAACCATTGCTTAGCGGTGGTCGCTGTACTGATTGCAGCATAAGCCGTAGCCCACGCTTCTGCGGGCGTCTCTGCTGTATTGACAGTGGTAGAAGCACCACTACCGGGCTCTGCAATAGAGAGTGTGTAGGACCCGCCCCCTGTAATGTGCGTGATATCAAACTTCTCTTCATTGGGAGACGCTTGCTGTACTGCTACCACGGGCAAGTCTGCGAGGGTGATAGCCGTAGCAAGCCCTGCTGAGATAGTTTCATTGGTGTCAACACCAGACGCTACAAAGGTAACAGGAGTACCGTTGATTGTTGCAACCCAACTACCAGCATCGGGCGTAGTAATCTCTACTTCATCGCTCTCTGGTGTGCCGGGGATGCGCCGTCCGATCGCAAAGGTGCTAGGCTTGATATCGCCAGACTTATGGATAGTTGCCCACAATACGGCAGGATGCGTAGTAGGGAATCCAGCATCCGTTAAATCAGTAGCCGTAGAGTAGAGCTTAAAGCGCTCCGATTGAAGGGTGTCAGAAACCTGCCCTATCCACATAGTAACACCAAAGCCGGCGCGTGAAATGCTTACGCTAGTCTTTGATACTACAATGATAATAACGTCATCAATGTTTGCCATTTGAAATGTCCTTTACGGGAGAGTGATAAGAGTTGTTTGGCTATCAGTTTCAAGCGACACGGTAGCTGTCTCAATCGGGTAGCGTGTATGCACAGACATAGCCGTTAGGTCTAGCGAGATATCGAAGCTAGCCCTTTGTTCATTGCTGGCACCGTCGACTGATAACCCTGTCAGATTCACAGGGTCACTAATCGGCCTAATGAATGTTCGGAAGTCTCGCAGAATCAACTGATTTCTAGGGATGTCCAGAGCATCATAGCAGAGTGTGCACATAGCATGAGCACCTTGGCTAGCTGTGCGCTCAGGCTCTGAATAGAAAGTAACCCTAGCGGTGAACCGACGCCGCCCTAACTTATACTCCACTGGAATGTCAGACACTGGCGGTGTAATCACCAGGGACATGGCGTCTGTGGGCGTAGGAGTTGTTAGGGTATAGATCTCCCCTACATTATCTGGCGTCGCCGAAATAGCGTCAGTGCTGACAGCCGCAAAGGTAGCACGTTCCTCTAAATCATTTAGCACTATCAATAATGCGTCCCTGATTACTGTGATACTATCGCCCGCTTCCGCTGTGTAGTTAGCAGGGAACCCATTCAACCGGAGCTTATACCCGCGGGAAGTGACAGCGGTTAGGATAGTTATCGTGGCTCCCTCAATAGCTATCGCATTATCGCTGTCGTCCGTGAAAGCCCCAATCATGTGGGGCAGAGTAATAGGACGGACGAACACGAAAGGTCTATCGACTCGCGGCACACTAGGAGCCCCACCTATTTGCGAGCCCGTGCCTAAGACAACCTTATTAGCATCTAGGATAATCCCGTCTAACGCTTCCGCGAAGATGAGACGGAGAACCTTTAGAGATAGGTCAACTCTGTTGGTAGCGAGCAAGGCCATTACTGTTCACCTAGTCTTACGCACCATACAGTGTAGTGGCCAGACTGTGAGATAAGGTCTTCAGACTTCTTAGTGACATATCGGATAGTCCCACCTTCGCCGCCCGGGATATATCGGACAATATCCGCCTGCTCTGTGGTGCCTGCCTTGGCGGTTCTGATTACTACTTTGCAGGACACACGAATAACCTCTTTAGTCCTATCACCTTCCTCTAGCACCAAGAGGTCGCGGCCTTCTACTATCTGCACACTGGCGATAGGTACCGGGATTAGGGTAGGGGAGCCGTCCCCGCTAGGGTAACCGTCCACTATCGTAGACGTATGTCGCTCTATGACTATCCCGCCCGGGTGAGCGAAAACATCAATCACACTTTCAAGCCCTGCTAGTACACCCATAACTTAGACGATCGTAACAGTTTTCCAGCTTACGCCGTTGTGAAAGTGGAGCGTGCCTGCGGAGTTGCAATACATGTCACCCAACGCGCCAGTGGGTGCTGACCCTTGTGGATCAAGGTTCAGTACGTCGTCAACTGTAACCGTCCCACTAAAGTCACCGTCCACGGCTATTATGCCAGCTTCAAAAGTTGCACGACCGTCCGCGTTAGAGATTACAAGCGAGTCCGCTTGGAAAACGTCTGCGATATAACGCTTAATCTCAAAGTTCTCGCTGTTGTCATTCTGGATATCCCACGTCTTGTTGCCGTCTGTGAGGAGGCGCAGTGTGCCGAAGTTTCCTCCTCCTTTGTTAACCTCCAGAGTGTTTGACCCGGTCCCTGCTAAAGCGAAAGTCCGGTTTGAGCCGTTTATGTCTACGTCTCCGTTGAACGATCCGCCCACGTCAAACGTTACTAGGCCCCCCACGTCCAGCGTGCCGCTCGTGACATCGACGTTGCCCGAGAACGTTCCGTCGACTGCCGAAATGTCATGGAGAAATGCGAAGTTGCCGGTCGCTTGCGAGATAGTTAACGGGATGTCAACGAACGATCCCGTTCCTGCGGCGTACCGGTTGATCGCAAGATCTTCGCCGGTGGTCATGTACCAGTACCATCGGCGAACGCCCGCATTGTGGAACTGTAGAGTCGCTATATCTACGTCTGCTTTGTCGAGGACAAGGTCGGCGCTAGAGCTGCCGTCTCCGACCCCAAGGTCCCCATCGATCGTAACAGCTTGATTGAAAGTTGCGTTCCCTGTAACAGCGCGTGTACCATCAATTAAATACGCGTAGGGATGATCAGCAGTATCAGCGAGACCAGACAAAGACCCATGGTCCGTGATACCTAGGTCACCATCCTCAATAGCCTGGATAAGCGCAAGGGTCACATTGTCAGTTTGGTTCCCCCAACCTGCCGTTACTTTCCCCGTACTATCAGAAGGTGCGTTAGACGAGCCTGCCTTATCTTGCTTCTCTTGATAGAGATCACCGAACTGTGTAATAAAGTCTGCGACCCCTAGGAAGAGGATAGTTTTGTCGATTGAGCCTGAAGCCATACTATATACCTAACCTGATTCTACAACGGTGCCGCCTTTGAGGACAGCCCATGTGACGGCGCCAAGCATTTCGCCTGTATCCACCAAGGGTTTGGAGCTGCCCTTCTTGTCGATTGTTGCGTCGGCGTTCTCTTCCGCCCATTTCTGAGAGTCCCGAATACGCTTCTTTACAATCGTAGCTCCAAAGATTCCGAGTCTTCTGGCGGCTTGGATGGCAGTCCTATTACCCTCCAAGATCTCGCCCATTTCATCCTCAAACCGTGAGGCGATTTCCTTACGTGCCTCATCTAATGCGGTTGATAGAAAAGGCCTAGCCGGGATATCTTCTGTACCAAACTCGTTATACGCCGCGATAGTGGCGATAGATAAACCTTCATCGCTAGATTCGTCGTTCTGAAACCCTACACGAATATCGTAGGAGCTAAACTCAGTCACCTCGCGTAGAAGGTCTGCAAAATCGACGGCCATAAAAGCCTAGCAGCGAAGCACCAAAGGCACGGCGCCGCACGTCATGATATCCCGCAACATGATATAGGTCATTCCATACGACGTAGTTCTCAGCCAGTCGTCCGCGTCACCTTGCATAGCGCTTGCGTAGCTCTGTGCAAGCCTGCCGTCGGAGTGAGCCACTACTTGCCCAACTGAAGCGGCACCACTTTGATTCTTCTTAGTAGCGAAGTGTGCGGCTAAAGCACACTCCGCTTGCTTAGCTACATCGGCGTCTCCGCAAGTAGCGTCAACGAATAGTGTCGCCGTGTCTAAGATAGACTGTAGAACGGGATCCGTAAAAGGCGGATCAGGGAAGTCCGTACCTAGAACATCTAAGGCTCGGACTTCCGCGGGCGTACATAGCGACGCCATCGCTATTCGCCCTTAGTGTTGTCGGCAGCCTTTTGCTTGAGCTTATCAAGAGCGCTAAGCTGTACATTGCCAACACCAAGCAGATCGTCACTAGCAAGGCTGGCAGCCAGAACGCCAGCAGCTTCACCTTCGGCCTGTTGCTCTTTCTGTGCATCGGTCTTTGCCAAGTCATCTAATAGATTAAGCTGCCGTTGTGCATGGCGGTCGGGCTCGGAGTCTTTCCGAGTCACGAGAACTTCGACCCAACCATTCTGTACCATTGAATCAAAGTTCTTACCGTAAGCGCGGCGCATAGTAGCAACATCCGACATACCCACCATGTTATCGCCAGGCATAAGCTGTAGCTTAAGGGGCGGGTTATGGCGAGGGACATTGAGCGGAATAAGGTGATCCCGCGTACTGAATAAGTTTACCTGTGTAATCATTGTGGCCCCTTGTTTTCCTAGATACCGTACTTCATGTTGAGCGAGAGCGGACGGCGAACCGTGATACCGCCTTGGCGCATATGGTAGATAACAGAGGTCTCCAACCCATTACGCTCAGGAGGAAGTTGCTCTAAGTCCAATGGTACATTCAACTGAATCTTGCGCTTATTGAACTCATAGGCTACCATGACATCCTCACCGCCTGGACCTTTACCAGCTAGCTCACGATGGCGAGTAAGGCGTTTGATGTATGGGCTATTATCCATGAAGTAACGAGCGATAGTCTTATCGGTACCGTTCCCCATATTCGTTTGGTGGATGTAATCAAACTGCTCGATTGGAAGCGCCAAGGTGTCCGGTGCTTCGTTATCCCCTGTATTGATTACGATCTCCTTAGCGTTGTCGGCCATGTCAGTGACAACAGCGATCGGAGTCTTACTAGTCCAGATACCACCAGTAACGGCGGCGAACGGAATAGACGTACCACTAGAGAAGAGACCTACTAGACCGTGCTTAGTATCACCGTTGAAAGCGATATTACCTTCCTGCCGCATGTGAGCTTCACGGGCTGCGATAGCATCTTCACGGTCAAGAGGTTTACCAGTCGCCTTACTAGCACGGATTTCCTGCAAGTTCCAAACAGCTTGGATAGCCTGCGAGCGAACCGAACTAGACTTCTCTTCAGTGAACACATTCACCGTAGGAATCTCGTCACCATAGTTGGCGATGATTTTCGCTAAGCCAGTGCGCGTAATCTGACGCCAAGTGATTGTTTCTGCGGTCGGGCCTGCGCTAGTATCGACAGGGAAAAACTCCCGGTGTGTAATACGAGCTTGCTTGAACTCGGTAAGCTCGACTAGAATATGCTCTAGCTCACGCGCGTAGAAAATATTCTCATCAGAGTCGAGCCGGTCAAGAGGTTCAAACTGACACATTTGTGCCAAAGGAACATGAGGGTTAGTGTTAACGTATGCGTTCATATCGTTGGTTTCCTAAATTTTTGTGCAGGTCTTACGGGAGGTTAAGCTCAAGCACAGCAATCTCGCCCGCGCTTGCAGAGGTAACCCACTGAATCGAGTGTACATCATCCAAACGAACGGTGTCACCAGTAGCGGCTGCGATAGTGTCCGTGATACTCGCCCAATCACCGGGGCCGGAATCATTAACTAAGAAGTCTTCACCAACTAACTGGCCTGTAAGAATCAGAGTTGTAGTTCCAGTCGCCACTACGCGGGCAGTAAATCCAGCGTCGGCTGCCATCTTTGTACGGAAATCATCATTGATCTCCGTGGCCGTCGCACTTGCATCGCCCGTAACATCATACACAAACTCTTCATTATCCGGGAAGTGGATAGTAAGCTGGTAGTCCGTGTCATTGACAGCGGTAACGGTTGCCGTGACAACCTTAGCAACAGCAGCATCTTCTGTACCAGTAAACCGGCCAATGCCTTCAGGCGATGCGCCAGCGTTCTGATAACGCATGAAGACCTGACTAGCAGGCGTGACAGCTTCCTCTGCGATAACTCGGATACGGCCTTTGGTGAGGATGCTTGCAGGCATATTCTGCGGGATACCTGTGGCCGTAGTACTGCCTGAACCGGTATGGCTAAAGCGGGTGATACCGCGGAAGGCAGTGGCAACGCCAGTGGGTAGCAAGACTTCATCGTCGGCAGCGCCAACAGAGACGCCTCGACCGAAGTTCATATCAGCCGCAATGTTTACACGGGTTCGGGAATGAGCGTCTCGGCCTCCGTCGGCGATGTCGCCTTCTAGACCTACAGCTTGATTCTCAGGGTATACAATTTGTGGGATAGCCATGGTATTTATCCTTAGTCCTTAGTAACGTGGTGCGGATTGTCTCGGCTAAACTGCGCTTTCTTCAGACGCTCGTTTAACCCTTTCTGCTCTTCACTATCCGTTGTAAACTCAGAGCGCCCATGAGTAGGCGTGGCGCCTACGACAAGGCTTAGCTTAGTATGACCCTGACCTTTTGGAGGATCAGCCACCAAGGAATCAAAGCGCGCGCCCGCGTACACGGTAAGCTGGTCTTCAGACAATCCAGTAGGAAGCTCGACCTTATGCGCCTCTAAAGCAGCAGCAATAACCTGGGCTTCAAAGTCATCGGCAGCACTATCAAGCGCATTCAACTTCTCTTCACCAAGCAACTTGGTAGCCTTGGCGTTGAACTTGATACGTGCGGCCACAAGCTCTCCAACACTCGGAGCATCCTTGCTATCAGTGACGAGCTTCTCAGCATCGGCTTTTAGCTTGGTGATCTCCGTATCCTTTTCGGCGAGCTTCTTAGTCGACTCAGTAATAGCCGTACCTTGCTCCGTGATTTTGGAATCAAGGGTATTGAGCTTGTCTTGCAGTAAGGGTGCATGGGCAGCGAGCACGCTAACCTGAACACCGCCAACGAGTACATTAACGAATTTTTCGTCCATAGTGGGTCTGTCTTTTGTGGGGGTTAGTTGCTCGTTACCTAACGAGTCAAGGTGCATAACCGTCCCTTCGTTCTTGTCTAGCCCTGCGCGGGGAACGATGGTAACGGATAAGTGATTAGGTTCTACGCTAGTGCGTATAAAGTCGTAAGGCTTTGGGCCGCTTGGACTCTGCCAAACACCAGGGCTTCTTACACTCTTCTGTCGATAGCCTAAGCTAAGCCCTGTGGGTAAGCCTTGTGAGCGTCTAGCCAACGTGCGCTGCGTGACTGCGGAATCCGTAATCACCAGGGAGCCGTTTGCCTGGATCCCCTTTAGCTGTGTGCCACTACCTGTGGAGCCAATCTGTAGGCGCTTCACGTTGCGGATAGTGACTGGCGTTCCCCGCGGTGCAGGGTGCTCATCAGTAATCACTAGCCCGTTCATTTTCTTTAGGGCCTTTTGAATAACGTCGGGCGGTGTAAACTCGCGTCGGGTAGAGCCATCCGCGTTACGATATTCATTCACACCTACAGTAAGGAAGGTAGCTTCTTTTACGTGGAGAAAGCCTTGCGCGTCAATAGTGAAGGCATCCCCCGCTACTGCATGCGAATCGTATCGCCAGGTCTCTACTACCATAGTCCTAATCCCGCCCCAATAGCGTGGCCAAAGAAGGGGAGAGCACAGAGCACTAAGGCCACACTACACTTTTCTAATAGCGTCTCCATCCTACCCGGTATCATCGTCTCTGTTGCGGGCTCTGGCTTTTGATTTAGCAACACTCTGGCGGCCTTCCGTGAAAGATTTCCATTGATTCAAATCCGTGATACTTTTGTCGGTAGCAACTTGCTCGCGTTCTAATCGCAAGATAGTCTCACCAAGGTTTGTGACTTTGGCCCTTAGTGTTCCGTAGCCTATTGCGAATCCGACTAAGGTAGCAACAGCGCCGATACTAAATGTAAGCGTGTCTGGGGAGGATGCCAATAGCATGAGCTTTCTTAGTTCAGCTTATCTACACTAGGCCGGATACCCGCCTTAGTGAGGATAGATTTAGTAGCCGTGCGAGTGTCCTTCAACTCTTTCTCCAGCCTGGCTATCTCTGCCCTTTGCTCTTTAGCCTCTTCTGCCTGCTTAGTCAAGCGGGCTAGTTCAGCTTTATCTTTCTTGATCTTCGCGCGCTTAGTGGCTAGGCGTTTCCGGGCTCGCTTGTTCTCTACCCTAAGATTCTCTAGCTCTTCCGCTAAGTCTTCCGTCTTGGCTTGCGCTTTAGCAACCCGCTTCTGGACAGGCTTAGGGGCTTTTGCAAGGGTAGTAGGAGCGCGTCCCTTCTTGCCTTTCCCCTTGCCTAAGAAAGGCTCAGGGAAACAGCGACATTGAATAGGGTCACCGGGAAAGCCTTCACCGGGAGCGCCTTTGGCGACCGTGAACACTTGCCCGTCTAATCGCTCATGCTCTTCCCGTGTACGCTCATCATCTACAGTTCGCCAAGTAAACTGTGTGATATCATTCTCGGCGTAGCGCTGCTTAGTGAAGTTCGCATTCAGGCTTGCGGTCTGGTCCCTGGCGATTACGGCCGCTCGCCGTTGCGTAACACCAGAGATAGCGATTAACTCTTTCTTCAGAGTCTTGCTACTGGCGCCTCTAGCAAAGCCTTCACGCACAGCTTTCTCTACGCTATTGAAATGCTGTGGCCCAATCGTCTTGATTAGTGCAACGTTCTGCTTAGTGAATGTCGCCCGCGTGCGCGCGGTGGAAGGGTCTTCTACTTTGCTAACCCCTAGCGCTCTCTTCATCTGCTTGGTAACTTGCTGCTTATTGAGCTTGTCAGTCCTAGTAGCAGCACGGCTAGCAATACGCCGCATGTCCGAAGTCTCTACAGTGTTAGAGTACTTGCTCTCCTGTGAGCGGATAGAAGCTAACACCTTATTCAGCTGGGCCCTCTGTGTTCTATCTAGCCCGTCTTCTGCATCCGTCGTTACCACATCGGAGATAGTGGAACCTATGCGCCTTGTCATAACCGCCAAGAGATCGGTTATCTGTTTCAGGCTACGGAAGTAATCGAGGGCTCCTGCTTGAGTGCTTAGCTCATTCGGTTTCCGGAACCTTTTCGCCCCCTGCTTCAGGTCCGTTTTTACCGCCGTCTCCCTCTGCTGGATTACTTGGTTCTGTTTTTGGGTTGGCATTAGGCGGCGCTCCTGGTGCTAAAGGCTCTGGCGCAGGAGGTGCGTTGGGGTCGAAGCCTTCCCCTGAATCTCCTACGATAGCGGTAGCCTCTTCTTCACTAAGCTGATAAGCTGCTTGAATGATAGCGATAGCAGAGTCGCGGGGCAACTCAGAGGCAGCGACTAACGTGACAATCTCTACTAACGATGCGACCTGCGCACCGTTCATAGCCGTCTTAGCTACATCTTCCTCTGCTGAGCCGCCTGTGCTGCCCTGTGGAGCTGTGAGGTCATCGTCCTCGCCTCCGTCTCCAGGCTCTCCACTACCCTCTGCAAAGGCAATCCTAGTCTTCATGTCCAGTTCAGTATGAAGGCTAAACTCGCCCTTACCATACCGCGACATGGCTATCTCTTCCTGAGTTAGGATACCCGCCTCGATAGACATAAGGTCTGTTTCGGTTTGGGTTTTCTGAATAGTGGCTTGATCTAACTCAGACTTCTGCTTAAGCGGCGTGAAGACGATTGTCCACCCGCCAGGAATCTTACCCTTGAAAGCCTTAGTCTCAAAGAGGATAGAGTAGACTCGCTCCAGGAAGGGGCGTAGGTGAGCGTCTTGCTCTCCCTCTACAGTACTATCCCAATCGTCTGATTCTGAGTCACCCGTTCCGAAACCGCCAGGGCTGACGCCGATTAACCGGGTTAGTGCCATCCCGCTTGCAGCAGATAAGTGCTGCGCAAAGCGGTCCATGATTTCAGGCAGGCCCGCAGTGCTGGTAGTCTTACGCTCGTAGTTGTCCTTAGCATCGACGACAGTAGCATTGAACATGCTACGGAACTCTTCCATTACCTGGAATTGTTTCAGCATCAGTGTGCGGCCGCCCTTAGCTCGGAGCAACTGCCTAAGCATGTTAACGCTATAGACCGCTTGACTGAAGTCCTGGATAATGTGCCCTGCACCTTGCATGGCGGAATTCCAGTTTTTCAGAGGTATCCACGTACGCTCAAATACGGAATCACCAAAGGAGTCGCCGCTCCCGATTGAGGTAGTAGAGATAAGCGGATCGTCTACCTGAACGCCTTCATACCGATGTGTACGGCTAGCGTGCACGAAGCCTTGGGATAAAGAGTCGTTTACCGTACGTGGGTGCAGGCGATAGGCGATAGGGAGACTAAAGGTAAGTGGGTCTTTAGGGTCGACCCCAATATCATCCGCCGAAACCTCATGCCTGGTGAATACGCGAATCCAATCAAACTCACCACCAGGGCGCAAGGGTTCTAGAGTATCTTCTACCCCATCCTCTACACCGAACACCGCAAGACTTCCACCTTGTGCACGTCCACGTTTCCACCACTTCTCAGCCCAACCCTTTAGGTCAACGTGCTTTTCCCATTCCTGGATCTGCGTGTGGAGCTGTGCAGCCTCCTTAGGGTCGAGGTCAATCGTAGCCCCGTCATCATCGACGGTACTAAACTTGATTGTCCAACCCTTACGTAGCGCGCTGTTTACAACCTCATCAACGATACGCCCGGCAATAGCGTCGCCAGCATATAGATCGTTAACCGTTTGCGCATCAACGAAGCGCCTATCATGACAGAAGTCGATCCCGACAGACTTATCCTTGGTGCCTCCTAAGCCAGTCTTCAGGCTAAAGTAAGAGTCTAGACGGATCTGCTCTAAGGCTTCATCGCTGACTTCAACCCCTGATACAGGAGGGTATAAGTCTGTTACGTTGTCGTCCGGCATTCTATACTTTCATTAGGGCAAGCGGATCTTGAATATACTCGCCGAGGCCTTGGCTCGTGCAATCGACTTGATCGTCGTAAGCGCCATTGGGGAAGATGGTGTGTTCTTTGATGAACTCTTCTACCCATTCAAATAACCCATCTTCTGGGATGTAGACGTGGCCGCTCTTGACGGTGGGCGTGATAGCGTGGGCTCTAGCTTCCTTACTACCACTAGGCAGCAGAGGTATTAACCCATCAATCGTGTTTTCAAACTGCGAGATAATGGCTGCCCCATTAGCCTTTTCCTCAATGTACTTAGCGAAAGCTTCGGGCCATTCGTTACACATGTGAGCAAAAGCTGCACAAGTCTCAATAAAGGAAGCACGTTCTCTATACTGATCTAATAGGTAGAAGTCAAGGCCTGTCTTGCCCCACACTTGACCCACCACGTAGGACCCTTGCTTAGTCTTCTTGAAGCTCATATCCCATGACATGAACACTTCATCGAAGGAGCCAGGTAAGCTAGTGAAGTCCCACCTTTTCCACCACTCCTTTTTGAAGATACCGCCTCCCGCGGGCGCGGGTACCTGCTGAGCTTGAGAAGCGAAAGCCCATGGCCCTAACGCTGTCTTCATTTCCTCAATAGCCTTAGCGTCATACCTGTTAGGGCACAGCAGCTCTCCTACTTCGGTACGTGGGTCCTCAAAGCCTAAAGGGTTCACACTACCGGGGGGTAACGTGGAAACCTCTTTAGGGTTGTACTCTGCTTGAATGCAAAGATGCACATAGCCACCCTCTTTCAACATAGCGCCGGTTACATCATCCTCATGCAACCGCTGCGCCATAAGAACCTTCTTAGGTTTTTGCGGATTGTTGATGCGTGTGTGCATCGTCTCCCGCCAGAATATCTTTGCCGTGTTACGCGCATTCTCGCTATGCGCGTCCTTAGCTTTTAGGAGGTCATCGCCAACGATGCAGTCTCCGCCTTCACCAGTAGCGCTTCCGTCAACACTGGTAGCAATGCGATAACCTTCTCGCGTATTGGTGAATTTAGTTTTAAGATTCTCGTCGCGCTTGAGTGTAAACAGTTCGCCCCAGTGGAGCTGATACCATGCTGACTGGAGTATGTTACGGCACTTGAGAGAGTCACGGGTTGAGAGATTTTGTGCATAGCTACTGAAAATCCATTTGAAGCAGGGGTCTTTAGTCCACACCCAACACGGCCACATGACAGCCACAAGCAGACTCTTCATATGGCGGGGCGGCATGCTGATTAGCAACCGCTCAATATCCCCATAATAGACAGCCTCTAAGTGGTCACAGATAGCGTCAATGTGCCAGTTGTCTAGAAAGGGCGTACCAGGCTCGACTATCTTCCAAGCCTCTTTAGCGAAGTCCTTTAGACTGATATCCCTCGTTACTACATCCCTAGGCATCGCAGCGGTACTGCTTTGCAGAGCGTCACTTAGTGTAGTGTGCAAGCTAGGCAGGAAGTCGCCTGGCTCGAAGTAGAGGGAAGGGGGCATCTAACTGGATAAACAATCTGCCACAGCTACACTGTCGAGGTAAGCACGCGCGCCTAATCGCCAAGGGTTGAGAGTCCAAACGCTGCGCACGAAGCCGGTCATAGGACTAAAGTAGATACGATCCTGCTGTGCCTGCGTTAGCGTGACAGGGCCAAGCTCTATAGCTTCAGGGGTTGCGTATAGGTGAGGATTCTGGTCACGATGGTTGATTGCCTTATTCATTAGGTCCCCGAAAATCCATTCTCTGGCTCACAACGTATCTCAACTTCAGACACGTCGGTGAAGTCAGTATTACCTACCTTAGCTATGACTCGTGCTCTAACAGGTACAGCACGGATATTGGGATTCACTTCAATGGTGAGGGGCAGAGCAAGTAAAGCGTCTGACAAGGTGGCATAAGTATCCTGGCCTAGTGTCACCACAGTAAGCCCAATCTCACCCACTAACCTAATCTCTTTGATGGAGAAACGATTAGGTGAAATCGTGGCAGGCGTCCCACTGTTATCATCATACACATCGGGATCCAGTGAAGTGATGATGCTTGTGGTGAACCCGCCTACGCCATCCCTAAATGAGCGAAGATACACGGTGATATCGGTATCCGCGGCCACATTCAAGAAGTTCGGATTGTTCAAATCCGTACCACTGTTAGCACCGATGCTATAGACAACACCCGCGGTCCTAGCGAGCTTAGTGTTCACTCCCTGTGCCGAGTAAGCGTTACCACTGATATTCTGCTCGCCCGTCTCAACCAACGCATCTTGATTGGTGTTCTCTTTCCCGAACGCGAGGATCGGGTTATTGGCAATACCTGTAATGGTAGCGTTGTCAGTATGTTGGACAACACCAATCGTTAGCTTCTCGCGCCGCAAGTTCGGCGTGGCGGAAGGGCTCGTCTGCGTTAGCGTAGTACCGCTGGGGTCCACAAACACCGTACTAGCTAAGCCTGCGGCGATATGCGGTAACGAGACATCCGTGAACGCGTTCCACGAGACGAATGTGATAAGGGGGTTAGTTGGGTCTGTCTTATAATCGTAGACAACACCTGTACCCGGGGCTACGTCAAATAGAGCAGGCCCAGAGCCTACTGTCATCGCGCCACCTTGGATAACGCCCGTTGAGCCTGCCCAACCTACGAACCTAGTAAGCTGATTGAAGTCACCTTGTGAAACGCCTCCGGTAGTTGATCTTCCTGCTACTTCCATACTATGTAACTACCCCAACCTGTTGAGCGACGGCGAGAACTTCGGTGGGCGTCTGCTCTTCCTCTGAGATAACTAGACCGCCGATGAATCCCATAAACTCCATTATCTGAACTTCGGCAGTTGTTCCGCCAGTCGCTACCGCGGCAACCGTTTGATTACCAAGAAGCTGGCCATCCCAATACACATTGACATCCGTTCCAGCGCTATCCTTTGTTACTGATAGCAGGCTCCACCTGCCAACAGGCGGAGTGAACTCCACATTAAACTCCCGGTTAGTGCCGACCCCAGACTCATGAAGATAGTTCAGCAAGCCGCTTGGCTCAATCTCTAACGAATACAGAAAGTTGATAGCTTCACTGGCATCCGATACGGGCCCACCGTAGATGAAGACATATCCGCCACCGCTCCCTGGCTCCTGGTCCTGAAAGAACATAAGCGAGTGAACCGTTACCGCGGTCGTTATCTGCAAAAGCGTTGAACTTCCGGCTGCCGCCACTTCATCTATTAGGGTGGCTTCCCGGCTGAATAAACCTTTCTTGCCATCGAGCGTTGCATACGTTTCATCCTGATTCGATTTCAAGTGATAGTCGTTACCACTTGCATCGGTCATTACGCCATCGAAATCGTAATGCGCTCGGACCTGAGTGAAACCGCTGGAGTCAATAGCGTTGATGCTGATCGCTCCGTCTCCCCCACCTCCAACACTCGCAGGAACGCTACTACCCGCCCCACGCATTTAGAGGCCTTGGCCTTCTGCCCAGATCTCTAGACGGCGTAAGGAAGCGGGGACAGAAGCACCAGCAGACGCGATGCGTGGGTACACATTAGTAGCATAAGCAGGTAAGTCGACTTCGAGCGCCAACGAAGAACCTTTGAAGGCGGACGCTACTACGAGCTGTGCTAGATGGTCATCCGTTATCCCGTCGAGCCGCATACCGGCCACTACAGCAAAGTCGAAGTTCAAAGCGACAAGCCCTATCTGATTGCCGAGGGTAGCAGCATCATAGCCACGGAAGATAAAGAGCGCCTTAGCTACGTTGCTAGGCTTAGCCCACGCAGCGAAGCCAGGCGCGGATAGGGTACCCGCCCAATCTGTGTCAATGGGTAAGGTCCCTACGGAAGGTGTGATAGTTCTAATCAGTTGGAGGGCCATTGGTGGTATCCTTTGAGAATCCTGGCCAGTGCTCATTCCTGGCGATAGATGCGTTAGCCCACATAGTCGACTGCTCTAGATTAGTCATAGCCAGGGCTAGCTCTCTAGAGGGTGGGCACATAAACTGCATAAGCAATGCGAGTTCTTTACCTTTAGCCCGGATAGCTTCATACCGTTCAACCTGTGTTTTGGTTGGAGGATGATGCGTAAAGTTGTTCTCTATGGTCGAAGTAGGCATGTCTCAACCCGTCACATTCTTTGGAAAGCGGATAGTAAGCATTTCTTCACGGATAGCCTTAAGCGTATCTTCATCCGTTACATGCTTACCAATAACAGCACCTATCTCGTTAACGATACGGAATAGATGGATTTGCGAAACAGCGGTGTTCTGTCTGCGCTTGTACTCGGTGCCTACCATCTTGGCAAGCGCCGCGAGCAACACGTTACCCTCTGTAATCGCCAGGATATTGGGCGGCTTGTATGCGCCTATGTTGCCTTCAGCGTTGCTCTCATGCCAAGCACTGATTATCTCATACCACTTATCATAATCGCTAACCCACTTCTCTAGTAGGCCACGCATAAGCGCAATATCGGGCTCTAGGTTGAGCGGATCGTTATCGCTACTGAAATGGTCGACTAAGGTGCCAAGCTCATCTGTTAGCAGGCCACTATAGCGGCCGTGCTTCATGTTGATGCTTTGGCCTGCGCCCCCATGATACTTACAGTTGCCTTGACCGAAGTGGTCTGTGCCGTGGCCTGCTTGTAAGCGGCAAGGCTTAGGCTCTTGTGTCTCGTAACGCGGTTGCGTCATACCGGAACACTTAGGGATAAGGTCTCCCGATATGCCTAACGCTCTTGACCTTGCTCGACCGGGCGGACCGGAAGCGGGTCTATTAGCGCGCGCTGTTGCGATAGCGTCAACGCGTTGGGCCTGTGCCTTGTCGGCTACCTCTATCTCAATATCGTATTCTTGCTCACCTTGGCTAGTCAATGCTGCTAGCTCGGCTTCTAACTCTTCTTTGGTTTTCCTTGGCATCGGGCGGCCCTTTCCCTGTGCTAGTTATTTGAATAAGCTCTACAAACCCAGCAGAGTAGGACCCTTGAGGCAGGCCAACCACATCTGGTACACGTATACCGTATCAACATTACCAAGCCTCACTAACTAAGTGTTCGTATTTCCGTAACAGCCACCCGCGTATTTCCACAAGGGTTCGTGGGTTAGCGTAATCGTATAAGGGAGCGTCACAGCTTGTACCTGCATATTTGTCTCCTCCACCCTTCCCTGGCGGCATGATTGCATCGACGTAACCCTTAGAGGTGTTTTGAGGGTCGCAGTGTACTTTAGAGGAGTAAAACGCACTTGTGTGTACGTATACGGGGTAGGCACTGTCAGCAAATACTGGGCAGTCAAGTCCGAATCCTTCAGTAGCGATAACACAGTCGTCTTTCCATTTTCGATAGTCACGTAGGCCCTTATTCCACTGTCCACGCTTAGTAGCTACTCGAAACCCTTTAGGCTCGCCAGGGACGACTATCCGAATCGCCGAGGGTGCGTGGTCTCGCAGGAGTCGACTATAGAAATCGTTGGGCGTGCGTTCGATTTTCGACATCGGACTCTATAGGCCATTCAGTGGGAACCCATATGGTGCGAACCATGAAACCGATATCTAAGTCAACACGTTTGAAATGTCGGCCATTAACGCCCTTTTGAGTTAATACATCAACTCCAGCATGGGCAGCAAGCTCAATATACTGCATCCCACGCTCATCAAACTGAAGCTCATACCAGTGAGTGTAACGGTCCCTATTGCTTTTCTCGGCTTCATAGAAAGCACGAGCCATAGCTAGGACCATGTTAGGCGTTACATTCATCAAAACACCAAATAAGCGGCAAGTTCTAACTCGCGCTCCCGTTCACTCTCATCAACCCACTTAGGCTCAAACGGCCTAGCACCAAGGGTGTAGTGTGACGCGGCCTTATCCTCATCAACCGGCCTAGCCTCTTGCTCAGCAACAGACAGGGGAACGAGACGCTTAGGATAGTGCTTCTTGCGTGGCATGATAAAAATTAGCGCGGTGGGTAGGGCTTGAACCTACGTCGTCGAGTCGGGTTCCGATGCTCTAAACCAAGTTGAGCTACCTCCGCATAGTGTAGGGCACACCTTTTCCCTACTAGGTGCCGGCTTACGTTAGACACTCACGTCACATGATTTGGTTTGTTTAAATGTCGGCTTCGCATGTGAAACACTTCCGACCGGCGTGGTGGGTAGGGACTTGCACCCTACACTCACGGGGGCGATGCCCCGATGCTCTACTTGTTGAGCTACCTCCCCGTATGACAGTATAAGGTGGGAATGCGAGCCTCGAAAGGCTATGCGGAGAACGTCGATTCAGTCATAACAACCCGCATTCCCGGTAGCGCCAAAGGGAATCGAACCCTTAGAGTGCATTGCCTCTTTCCTGTAGAGACCATCTACCGCCGCAGGAAGCAGATGGCGTACTACTGGCGCCATGTAAGAAAATAAGAATAGTGGGCGAAAATAAACCCAGCAGAAAAAGTCTAAAGCTACCGCCGTCGCGCGGCCCGGCTGTCCAGCCCGACGGTCCGCGTTGGTCGACGGAGTCGCCCGGAGCGGGCCCGGCTGGCAGGCCAGCTGGTCCTTATAGGGTACATGAGTCGGGACTGCATATCAAGGGAAACCTGAAGAAAAATAATGTGCCGATATCGGGCAGCTACCACCCCATAGCACCCTGTTTTCGTTTGGTGATTCAGAAATGCAGGATTCTGCAAGGGGCGCGCGGTGCGCACCACTAAACCTTTACATTTCGTATTTAGCATGCTACACACCTATACGAAGCCGATATCGATGACTTTTCCATATCGCTGCATTTACCAGCGTGCGCATCGGCCGCAAACCCCGGGATTCTGCATTTCCCTTAAATCACTATAAAAATCATGAACAAGCACACAATACCTCTTTTAGTCTGGATTCTTGAGCAATCCGAGCCCTTCCCTCTCAAAGCCATGCCAGAAACCTTTGGTGCTTCTGCTAGAACGCACAGCCTTTGGTTAGATGCTTTGGTGGAAGGTAAGTATGTGGAGGTCTGCAAGGTAGCCGGGAAGGGTAAGACACACCACTACCAGGCTACAGCTAAGCTACACGATGATTTGCAGCTCGCTCTCTTCTCTGGACCTCCAGAAAGAAACGACTATAAGACGGTTCCCGTGGGGACAGGGGAGGATGGGGAGATTGCCTATATGCCTAAGGGCACGCCTAAAACATCCGTTGAAGACACCTGGAGAGCTACAGCAGCCACCCACAACTTCACAAGCCTCCTACACAAGGTCCACGGCAAAGAGTGCCTCAAGCCTCCTTTCTTGCAAAACACGCTCACAGAGAAAGGCTTGAAGGGTCACACGGACTTCTATATGGAAGCAGCTCCCTTCCTGCTAGTCGCCCCCACAGCAATCCTAGAAGGAATGGCAATCACTGGTGATAACCTACTCGCTATGCCCTTCGTCCACAGGCACAAGAACACTCTACGCCTGCTCTCCATCTTTCAGATAGCCAAGTGTCCTAAGTGCAAGGAAGTCAAAGAGCGGCACTCCTTTAGCTTCCTGAGTCAATCAGATAAGACACAGTGGGCCTGCGGCACTTGTACACCCTTGGTGAGTATGGCGCATGAAGCCTTCATCGCGTGTGCTAAGGAGCTGAACGCCTTGGTGCGTAACGGAATCTGGCAGGGCGACCACGACGCTATAGCGAAGGCTCGCGCCATTATAGAGGAAGTCTACTGCGGAGGACGCATCCCTGCGCGCTATTTCACCGAGGAAGAACGTAACAAACGAAATAACCGCCAAAGCTAACAAACCTAAAGGCGCGAAAATAGCCCCAAAGAAAGTTCTTGCAAGACGCCCAGAAGTGCGATAAGGACTTAGACAAGGAAAGAGAACGACATGCCCGATCAAGACTCTATTAGACTTCCTTCTGAACATGCAAGATGCGTTATCGCCCTAGTTCGTAAAGACGCGGAGAAACGCAAAATTGATGCGGCCTATGGAGGCGAGTACAATGATGGAGGGGCAAGTCAAATCCTTAGAGAGCTTGAAGCCTTTGAGGCTGGTCTAAGAGGCCAGATCCCCTCACAGTGGCGCGAGTTCAGCGTCTTGGTAGACAGAGAAGCAGACCCCGAATACACCGAGTATGAGCGGCTGAGAAAGAAGTTCGAGTAGATGACCGATGAAGAGACAATCGCGGAAGGCATCCGCATAGCAAAGGCGCCTCTTAATCTCGCCAACCCGCCTCTCATGTCAGTTATTGCCCTGGTGAATGCCCTCCTAATCATCGACAAACAACGCAAGGATAGCGCTTGGACAGCGGAGGACGATAAGCCTATCCCCTACGGAGTACGGCATCATGAGTAGCACAGAAATCGCCCCAGCACGTAAACCCCGCCTACTGACGCGCCTTCTAGATTCGTCCTACGAGAATCCTCATATCCTTCGCCGCGTCAATCTAGGCTTGGGAGTGTTCAACCTTACCCTGGCCTGCACTATCTCTGCTGTCCCTTTATTGGGCGGTGCTGTGGGGGTAGCTCTGATTCTATGCGTCTTGCTCCTGCCATCTGACAAGGCTCGGGCCGCTCTCAAAGAGGGAGACAGCAATGAGTAGCCCTACCAAGCTAAAACCCGGCAACAGGGTCAAACTATTGTCCCTACCCAGCATGCACACGGGGTGTCTTCATGTGGGCGATATAGGTACTCACGCTCTCAAGAGTGCATGTGGCCCGGATTTACACCTTATCCTCTTCAAACACGGGGAGGGGCAGCAACAGTGGTATTTCACAGGCGCCCGTCTAGAGCTTATCCACCCACCCTACTGCGCAGGCTACCCAAAAGGACAACGGTAATGGCAAGCATCCCGAAAGGCTACATCAACACGCCAGGCGGAGGCTTTATGTTCGCCGGGAACATCACCCGCGCGTCTATCCACGTTGTTGAGGGGACTACATATGTGAATCTGCATGGGCGCAGCCATGAGACCTTCACCTTCACGGACCCTCTAGAAGCTCTCGAAATGATCAACGCTGTACGCGTGATTAGAGGCTTTGAACCTTACGTGCCGCCCACTATAAGGATAGGTGTAGGATGAGCGAGGAGAAACGAAAGAAGAGTGTCATCGGTGAGATTGCCGAAATGTGGGAGGACCTCAAAGAAGGTTGGCGCGAGCTTGTTGCGATATTGTCCGTCGTTTTCGGCTTATGGCTAGTTTTCGTTATGCTACCCTTGGCGGCTTTGTATTTCATGGGAGTGCTAACATGAGCGGCCTGAAGCCTTCTGTCCCTAAACCCCGGATTTGCCTGGAGTGTAAGCACTCACGTATAAGCGCTTCAGAGCGGTGGCCGGTGATGATAGGTGCTACCACGGCTTCACCGCCTCTCTATCCCAACCTAGAGGCGATGTTCTGCGCTATTGGTGAGGAGAGAGAGCCTTCCACAACGTGCTTCGTTACCGGCCAAGTTACCAGCGGTGAGGTAATGCGCCATAGATGCTCTACCGTAAACACCAAAGGCCTGTGCACTGATTGGGAGCCTAGGGAGGATACGTCATGAAGTATGTCACGATCAATAATAACAATGAGCTGGAGGCCATGGGGTTCACGGCCCACGGGCTACAGGTTTGGTTACAGCAAAACCTTACGGTGACTCTATACTATCAAGGCTCTCCAGCACCTCACATCATCCACCATGAAACGCGAGAGCGGGCTTCTGCCCTCATGAAAAATATCGAGACGCTAGTAAGGCTTGCCCCATGACCGGCAATCACAACCGCGGGCCTTACAAAACTCGTGCACAACAGTCTGTAGCTTCAACCGACCACTGTGTGCACCGAATCATCGGGATAATCGCCAGAGCACACAAGTTTACGCCCACGGAACGCAGGTTAGCAGTCATGATGGTACAAGGCATATCGCCCAACATGCTGCACACCCACCTTGGTGGTAAGCGTTCCACTACGAAGTGGCACTGTGGCAATCTCTATCGTAAGCTAGGGGCATCGGCACTAGGAGCTAAAGGACGTGGAGGTCTTATCCGACTGTGTATGGCCCACATCATCCCTAACTATGATGAAGTGTTCGCTAGGCTCACGCCTTGCCAAAAGCGTGTTGCTATCTATGCAGTCCTCGGGCACACTTCCAAAGAGACTGCCGCACTCACACAGTCGTCCGTCCCAACTATCAAATCGCACAGAATGGCGATAATGCAGCGATTTGATGTGGTTGACATCCTCCAACTATCAGGCGAGTTTTTCGAGTAAGGAAAGAAGAGAAGAGATAATGTCAACAAGTACAGAGAAGACCATTGGTGATTTGTCTAGCGCTATCAGCACCGCGTTAGGCGAGATTAATCGGCTACAGACCGCCCTCATATACGCCGGAAAGCAGAACGAAGACGCGATAAGGCGAATAAGGGTAGAGCAAGGTAAAGCTGAAAACTGGAAAATAGACTATAACAGGATAAGCGAGACCCTGACCCAACGCAGCGACGAGCTTTTCAATCACAAAGAAAACTCAAGAGCCTCTATCGAAGTCCACCAAGCCACTATTAGCACGCAAGAGAAGCGAATCGAGCGGGATAAGGCTTGGATCGAGAGTGCTCTTAGGCACTTGGAAGATACAGTGCGGGGAGACGATCATCTCAACTCTATTGAAGCCTTCTTAACCGCAGCCCGAAAGGACTTCCCGAAAAATGGCTAAGAAAGTAACAGTAATCGACAAACGCTCTACTACCGCGATTGAAGCAGCAGGTGTTAGGGTGGGCGAATATTTTATGTCGAACGCTACCGGCAGGCTCTTCCTTCGCTTGAGTGAGAAACTAATAGATAACGAGGTTCAAGCCTTTTGTGTGGGAGACCGGACACGCACAAACGTCGTCGCAATACAGTTGGTGCTTCCCGTCAACGTAGTGATAACGATTGTGGGAGACGAGTAGATGACACCAAAATCAGAAGAGGAATTGTGTTTGGACGCCGCTGCCGAAGTAGCGCGGACGCGGGTAGCCGCGCAAGAGCAGCTCGGTTATACCTTTAGGCAGATGGAGTCTCTTGAAGAGCATATAACAAGCCTAATAGGATGCGCTTCTTTTTTGAATGCTTTAGGGCCTCTTATGCAGAATGCGGTACTAGCCAGCCGCCAGGCATTCGCAGACCTCCCTGTTGAGGAAAGGGAACGCACAGCACATGAAATGCAGGGGATGTTGCTCAGCCGAAAGGGCGAGGACGAATAGATCATGCCACGTGGAGTACATCCAAACATTGAGACCCAACAGCATGACCACGTGCGCCACACCCTGAGATACGGTAACAGGTCCTTCGGTTTCACCATAGACGTGTGCTTAGGTTGCGGCCTTGTCTCCGATGATATGGAGATTCTATCGGCAGGGCTCACAAATGGGACGGATTCCTATAAGATGGGCGAATTTGAGGACGCGATTCGCCAAGGTGAAGGCTCCTTTCGCCATGTCTTGCGAGCCTTCTATGAGGTAGAGGATGAAGCCCCGAACTAGGGCCAAGAAAGCGTCAGCTTTTTGACGCAAAAATAATCGCAAAATAGAGGGTTTCCCCTCTAGCGCGTGGGAAGATAAGGGACTAAGGTCTCTGTGTGGCCGACACAGAGAATCTCACTGAACTACAGATCTCAACTCTTCTCTCGACTATTCCGGTCAACTACCGGGCGATTGATGGGGAGTGTGATAGCCGATTCATGGCTAAAGGCCGAGTAGCTTCTGCGCTTGCTCGTAAAGGCTTCGCTGAGAAGACCGTCCGGTATGACTATGTAGGCCCTAAGTGCCCACTGAGGCGCGTACACACAGGCTGGGTGCTTACTGATCCAGGGCTTGCCGCTTTTGCTGAGATAGCTAAGAGTCAAAAATCTGACGAAAAATAAGCTAAAAATAAATAAAGAAAATGCTTGACCTTGCTTAGCTTATCCCGTAGTATTCTTCTGTGGCCGACACGAACAACACCGACTCCCTTCGCTCCTTCCGCACCGCACTCAAGGCCGCCAAGATGGTCAAGGCCTACGTGAAAATGGGTGAGCATGACGGGGTGTACGTGAGGGTGTCTAAGACCGCCATCGCCGAGGGGTTGTCGGCCATGTCAGGCCGCGAGTACTGCGAGCACGACTTCAGGGTCGACGGCGACGTGCTATACATCGGCTAGGAAAATAATCTAAGAAAGTTCTTGACTCTCTACCTAAGCCGCGCTAAGCCTTACTCACACCCGGAAAGAACACCATGAAGATAATCAAATACGCTCTCCTTATAGCCCTAGCGCTCCCTGCCTGCGACGAAACAGAGCCTAACGGCCCTGATACAACCGAAATGCGCGATGGCGAGGCGGGACTTCCCAACACCGCAGGGGGCTTATGGGAGCCTTGCCTATTCGAGGACGAGCCAGGAGGCTTAGAGCTGGACGGGTGGGGCTGTAACACTACAGCGCTAGCCTGTCAGAAGCCTGTAGGCGACTCTGTTACCTCTATCTGTGTGCCCTACACTGCCGATGGGTGCCCCGATGACATCGAATACGACGGCGAACCCTTCGGACTCGGCTATGTAGAGGAGAAATCCTACTGCCAGCCGCTCTGCCTTGGCGATTCCGATTGCTTGGACGGTATGCAGTGCTCGGCTTATAGCATGTGTGCGTGGGTGCACGGGTAATGGCTAGCCAAGAGAAGCTAAGAATCGGCCTATTTTTCACACGGCTGCGCTTGACTATCCGCACCGCATCATTTAGACTTCAGATGTGGCCGATTTAAACAACACCAACGGGCTTAGTTCTCACCAAATAAACGCGATTCGCTCCGCTGTGCAAGAGAAACGGCCAGGGTTTTGGTACGCTGGAAAGCTCACAGGGGCTGGCACCTATCGCCGAGTGACCTGTTGCAGAGAGACAGCCAAGGCTCTACACCGCAAAGGATTATCCACCCAGCCCCAGAGGCATGGCGTAGACCACTACTCTTGCACGCTCACAATGCGAGGCATCAAAGCGCGCCGGACTCTTGAGGCGTAACACCAAAGGAAGAAGACCATGCAACCCAAAGACTCCAGAAACTTTCGCCAATACGCACGACGCGTAACCCGTAAATCATCCCTACAACAGCAGAGCACAGGAGGAGAGCTTAGGCGTATGCACGAAGCGCGTGTGGCTTCATCTGACCGTAAGTGCCGCCCCTGGAACGCCAAAGAAGACGCGCGCCGGGCTAAGCAGGCAGGGCACGCGAATAGAATGAGTAACTCGTCTATCCGTGAGGAAGCCGCGATTATTTTCCTAATCGAGAAAGCCGAACGTAACGAGCAGGTTTTCCATATACCCGAGCACGTGCAAGCCTCTATCGCTCGATTCGCGGACTGATAGGCTCTAAGCCATGGCAAAGCAGACCAGAGCCGAGGAGATAGCCGAGCTAGAGGCCTTGATAGCCGGCATGGGGGACGGCACAGAGCCACCTCCTGCGGCCTCTACAGTCGAGCCCATAGCCATCCCTCACCCGCTGGACGGAGAGCCATATCCGACGTGTGACGAGTGCGGAGTGCAGATTAGGCGCGACTTCAAATACTACGGGCGCTATGAAGGTAGGCTTTGTGGCTCTGCTTGCGCCGAGGATGCTCTGCTAAGCGCTCGTGAGTTGCTTGGTACGGCACATGCCGCGGCTTCCTTCGCACTTGAGCTGTCAGCCCTCCCTATGTGGAAACTCCTTCCAGAAGCCATCAAAGACCCTCTGGTGCTTTGGGCTCACACCCTAGACATCCCCGAATCCCTGAAAATAAACGAGGCAAAGGCCTTGAAAACCAAAGAAATGCTTGATAAGGTAGAAGCACACGAGGCGGAGATTACCGCCCGTAGAAAGAAACGAATCCCATGACCGATACAGCAGCAGCCCCCGTAAAGCGCACCCGTAAGACCCTGAGCTTCGCCGAGAAGAAAGCGGAGCTGGTACAGAAGCTCGCAGACCTCCAGGCCAAGGAAGCCAAGAAGGCCCTCGCAGAGAAGATTAAGGCCGGTGAGTGTGAGGACCCCAAGGCCGCCCAACTGATTGTGACGGAGACGCGCTATCTGGCAGCCGCCCGCTCCACTATCGAAAAGTACGGCATTGCTACTCCTGCAAAGATGAATGAAGTTATGGCAGCGCTTGATGAAGCGCTTACCGCCGCGGTCGGCTAAGACTCCGTGCGCAAATCAGAACGGGTAGCAGCCTTTATCGGTGTCCCTGCCTAGCCCTGCTGTCCCCGCGCTATATAAGCTGTGGAATAGAGGGAAGTCCCGGAAACGGGGCGTATGTGAGGGAGTAGTGTAATCCAGTTGCACAGGTCATCCCTAGTCCAGGTGCAAGTCCTGGCCCCTCACACCTTGTCCAGAAAGCTAAAGTGGTACAGCAGCGGATTGCGCAATCCGTGAGGTGTGAGTTCAAATCTCACTCTGGACGCCTGCTTAGGTGGCGAAATCGGTAAACGCGGCGGGTCGCACCCGCTTTACTTGAGGTGGGTCGCTCTCATCATTAGTTCAAGTTTTGTAGGTTCAACTCCTACCCTAAGCACCAATAAGCGCTGATAGTATAAATGGGATTACACCGCGACGAACTGCGGAGATCCGGGTTCAACTCCCGCAAGCGCTCCAATCAACCGCCCCAAAGAAAGGGGAGAAAATGGAAATGCGAATCACAATGCTAAAAGAATTTTTACAGCTCGCGCAAATCGCTTTTGATGCCGGTAACACAGCCCTCGGGATGTTCTACCACGCCAAAGCAGAAGCGCTTACAGCAGCCGTATAGCTTTGGTGCTTAGAATGTCGTTACGTCGAAGTTGACTAATCGGTCATAAAATACAGTGACTTCGGTAGGGAAATCGACTTAACTACCGGCCTGAGTGTGCCAGGACTAGAGGGGAGCAGTTCCAGTCCTCCTTATAGCACATTAGCCACCCTGCGAAGGGCTGGCAACTGGGCACTTTTACCATGGACGCTTTCGACTTGCGTGCTGTAAGTGTAGCCGGAGCAACCCGGGGCTTATTCGCTTAGGCAGGTTGTCAGATAGGGTGCAACGCCCAACGTGTGACGGGGAGCCACGTACTCTCTCCCTGTGTCTGGTACACGCACCAACTGCTGTACCGCGGCTCCTACGTGGATTTTATATTCTTTCCGCCACGTAGGGGCCACCTATTTATCTACTGACATATACGCACAAACGACTGTGCGGCCTACTAGCTTAGAATCTTATACGATGTGAGGAACCTCACAATGTGCACAATAACCCTTTACAGCCTAGCCCTCGCGTGATACAAGAGAAGTCCGAATGAAGGCAGTTCCAAGAATCCGGGTCACCGCACACAGCGGGCGAGAGTTCGCCTACAAACTGGCTAGCGCGCAGACCACCAAGAAAATACGGGACGACTTCCGCAAGGTAATCAGGGACTTCTGTAGGTGGGACCATCCAACCAAGAGCTATATTGGTGCTATTGATGACTTCCCACGGTTCGTAACGAGTGCCTCTAGCGACTTCCTACTTGATATCAATCACGCTATTCTGCTCGCTGTAGAGAAGCGTGTACTCGCCATACGGGAGCAAGCTCTATCCCTAGACCAATCTCTACGTTGCTCCGAGCTATTCGACTACCAGAAGGAAGGAGTTAGCTTCCTCGCTGGTAGGACGGCCGCAGGACTCTTTGATGACATGGGTCTAGGCAAGACGGTCCAATCCATTATGGCGATTCCGTCTCACGCTACAGAGCCTTGCGCACCAACTATCATCGTGTGCCCTGCAAGTGTCAAAGGCGTATGGATTCGGGAAATCAAGAAGTGGCGCCCCGCAATCACCAAGGTATATGTGATTAGTGGTCGAGGGAACTTTGTGCCTCCCTCCCCTGGTGAGGTCATGATTCTCAACTATGAGATACAGCCAGACTTTGATGAGCTAGAGGCGATGCAAACTGAAAACGTTTGGTGCCCAGGCACTATCCTAATCGGGGATGAAATCCACGCGTGCAAATCACCAAAGGCAAGGCGCACGAGGGACTTCAGGGCTTTGCGTGAGGCTATTACAAGCCACGGAGGACAGGTCTGGGGCCTAAGCGGTACTCCACTACTCAATCACGGTAAGGAGCTTAAGGAGGTCACTAAGACGCTTGGCATCTTTACCGAAGCATTCGGGACCGATAAGGACTTCGCATCCCTCTTTGATGGGTACTACACAGAGAACGGTAAATGGGTAGCCGACTACTACAGTCCTCAACCTGAGTTAGCCGAGTGCCTAAGCGCTGTGAGCCTACGTCGTCACAAGAAAGATGTGCTCAAGCAGCTACCAGATAAGATTTATGGTACTCCTATTATCGCTGACCCTCCAACTGGTGAGATTGCAGCTATCTGCGATGAAGCTCTAGAGAGTGACCTAGTACAGCAAGCACTCGAATCCCTCACATCGGATAAGCAAGAGTTTGGCATGGGCGCCTTGGCGATTGCCAGAAAGGCCCTAGCCACCTGCAAGATACCGAAACTCTTGGAGATTATCGAAGAAGAGTACGAGGCTACTGAGACGCCTGTGGTAATCTTCTCGGCTCACCGTGCTCCGATTGACATGCTCGCTAAGCGCCCTGGCTGGATTACCGTAACAGGCTCCACATCGCCTGCTAAGCGAGCACAGATAGAGGACGATTTCCAAGCCGGGAAGTACAAGGGGATTGCGGGCACTATTCGAGCTATGTCAGAAGGTATGACACTGACCTACGCGTCTCACGTGCTCTTTGTAGACCTCGACTGGACCCCCGCACGGAACACACAAGCGAGCGATAGAGTTTGCAGGATTGGGCAAAAGAATGCTATCCTGATTCGCACTCTGATTGCAGACCACCCACTAGACATCAAAGTAATGGAGTGTCTGATTCGCAAACAAGCGGCCTTTGACAAGTCCGTGAATCAACTACCTCATTACCAGCAAGAGGAAACACTAACACCAACGGGCGGCGGAAGTCTCCTGTACAAACAAGCGGAAGAGCTGGCGATGATTGCCGGACTCTTGGAAGCCCACATCTAATGCCTACTAACGCACCTATACAGCCAGACACTAACCCCTTTGCACGCCTCGCTATGGAGATGTACGATATCCCTGGTGAGATGGTAACAATAAAACGGGTCGACTTCGATGCTATTCACAACCGTATCAAGCAGGCTGCACAGACTCTTGAGCAACTGAAGATTTCTGAGCAAGCCTTAGCGAAATCAGAAGACCATGCGCAAACCTTGGTGACTGCTAATGAGGCGCACCGATCAAAGGTTGATGAGCTAGAAGCACGAATCACAGAGCTGTGCAGGGCTTTGAAGGCAGCAGAGTCCGGTCAAATAGTATCGGCGCCTATGCCTGGAGATTCACACCCTAACCGATAAGGTAATCATGAAGAAAACTATAAAAGGTGTAGTAAGTGGTATCTTCTGGCTTCTAGCAGCGATGGCGGGTGTGTTCATTTTCTTCTCGCTTGCCGCGGACGGCTGGTATAACAAGGCAGCACAGCGTCAAGATTTGAGGGCCTACGATGCCGGAGTAGCAGCAGGCCAGATAATGGGCCGCTCAGAGTGCCGGCACGATTGATGTCCTACCAACTAGAGAAAAGGGTTGAGACGATAATGCACCAGACACGCGAGCAGGTCATGCTAGAGACCGGGTCCTTCAAACTAGGGCTACCAGAGACTACTCTAGAGAGCTTTGCACGCGCCCTTACCCTATCTTGGGATGCAGAAGTAGCAGAAGCGGCACGCGTCTTAGAGGAAAAGCGGAAACGGACACCATGGCTAAAGTAATCAAGAGGACTAACAAGCTCTATGCGCAGCGGTACAAGAGCCGCTTAACCGTGCAAGAAGTTGCCAAGGTGCTAGGGGTAGATCACTCCACAATCACCAGGTGGGAGAACGGCGATAGGCCTATCCCGACACACCAAGTGGTAGCTCTTGCTAAACTCTTCAAAATCGAAACACACGAGTTATTCGATACAGGGAATCAGGTGGAATGATGCTAAGACCAGAAAAGGGTACAGCTTGCTATGAGGAATGGCAAGAGTATGCGGACTATTTGGAGATAGAAGGAGCCAAACTAGAAGCACAGCTAGAGGAACGCACTAAGGCTGATTTCGTTTTCTCATTCTCACATGTCCAGCGGTGGGCCTACAGAATCGCCAGGATGAAAGGTTTTCACGATAAGGCGCGCTCACCGGGTGAGGCTATCGCCCTGATTCACTCCGAAGCCAGCGAGTTGCTAGAGGTCTTTCGTAAAGACCCCGATGCAATGAGCCCTCACATTGAAGACCATTTGTGGACTGTGGAGGAACTTGCAGACATCATCATCCGCGCTATGGATATGGCGGAAGAGTTCCTAGAGGCGAACCCTGGTGATATGGAACGCGGGGAAGGCGTAGTAGCCACTAACCTCGGGATGGCAATCATGTCCAAGATTCAGTTCAACGCCAAGCGGCCAAAGAAGCATGGCGGGAAGAAGTTCTAGATGCGTAACAACAAAACACAGCAGGAGCACCGTAGTAAGATCTATTGCGAGATAAATGTGCTCAACTGGTCTAAGGCTTGGTTCCGTGCCAAAACACCAAAGAGCCGTAAGCATGCTAAGAAAATGCTTAGACATGCTGTCGAACATTTGGAGGCCAAAGGGCCGGACGCTAAGTAAGTGAATGAATCCCAAACTGCTAGAGGCTCTTGCGTACCTAGACCAGGGATGGTCGATCTTCCCATGTAAGCCCAACCGTAAAGACCCTCTAGTCGATTGGGGGCAGTACAGTAAGGAGAGACCCACACGCGAACAAGTTACTAAATGGTGGACTGAGAACCCTGACGCAAATATCGGTATCGTAACAGGGAAGATATCGGGGCTAGTAGTAGTCGATGTAGATACCTACAAAGGTGGCATACCGGATAGCCTACCCTACACAGGCACGCGAGCTAAGACGGCACGCGGCGGGCTGCACTTCCTCTACCGCTATCCCCCTGGCGTTTCCAGTGTCGGGAATACGACTAATGACACACGAGCACCTAACAGCAAAGGTGTAGACGTTAGGGGCGATGGGGGATACATCGTAGCCGCTCCTTCTGTTACTGAGGACGGAGCTTATGAATGGCTTGATACAAGTGGTCTAGGCCTCGCACCTAAGTGGGTCACGGAAGGTAAGACTACCACCAAAGAGAAGCCAGACGAGCACGCAGGATGGCTCTCAGAGATATTCTCTACAGGGTTCAAGGAAGGTGAAAGGAACCAAACCGCCGCACGCCTAGCAGGTTATCTCTACGGTAAGCGAATCCCGATGGATATCGCTGTTACCATGGCCATAGGGGCCAATGAGAAGAGCGAGGAACCTCTAGAGCTTAGTGAGCTACGCCGCACAGTTGAGAGCGTCTATAAGACCAGCAAGGCGCGAGACAAGGGCAAGGGAGGACCAGAAGACGAAAGCACCAAAGGAGAGCCATTCAAGGTCATTCAGATGGCCGAATACATGGCCAAGCATGGGGACTATGTCGCCAAGTGGCAAATCAAGAACTGGCTCCCTGATAAGACTATCGCTTTCGCTGTTGCACCTCCTGAGCACTATAAGACGTGGATGCTCTTTGACCTCGCCGTCTCTATTGCTACTGGCTGTGACTTTATGGGCGAGAAAGTAGAAGACCCTGGCCCCGTTATCCTAGTACAGCAAGAGGACTTCCCCGGTCAGACCACTATGCGTCTAGAGGCTATTCTGTCCTCCAAGCTAGGGAAAGTCGAGCCCAATACCGATAGCGATACCCTTGGTGCTTCCTTTCCTGCACTCGCTGATATCCCCATCTACTTACCCGACGGCGGACCTCTACGATTCGACAATCCCGATTGCATGGAAGCGCTAGAGGACTTGCTAAAAGAGCTAAAGCCATCTATGGTGATTCTCGATCCTCTGTATAGTGCAGTTCCGCATGACAACTTCATGGCCGATGCTGTGCCCCACCTATTCAAGCTCAAGCAACTGCGCAACGAATATGGGTGCACATTCTTCCTCGCTCACCATACGAATAAAGGCGGCTCGGAAGATAGGCAAGGGCTCTGGGGCTCACAGTTCCTCAATGCTTTGCTTGAGACAGGGTGGCAGATTCGGGCTACATCCGACAATCCCAAGCACGATAAGGTGAAGCTGATTCGCCACTTCAAAATGGGCGGCAGGCCCCCAGTGGTGCAAGTCGATTTCGATATCGACACCACGAATGAACAAGAATATATTTACTCGGCGATAGCCTACAACATCCACACACCAGAGAGCGCGAGGGAAGGCATGGAAGAGGAACTAAAGAAGACGGGGAAGGTTGATATTTCTAACTATATCTTGGATGTAGAGGACGCTGCGGAGGCTCTAGTAGGCCTGGCTATGGGGCTAGAGCTTGAGACACTGGACGGGGTTATTTATGAGCGACCGTAAGACAAGAATCACTGTAGCTATTGAGAGCCCTTATGCAGGAGATATTGAGAAGAATGTTCGATATGCTCGCGCGTGCTTGTTCGACTGTCTCACGCGCGGGGAGGCGCCCTTCGCTTCTCACCTGCTATACACTCAACCCGGAGTATTAGACGACGCGATCCCTAGAGAACGGACGCATGGTATAGAGGCCGGCATAGACCTAGCTTTGGCGTTAGATAAACGCATCGTCTATACTGACTTAGGAATCTCCTCTGGTATGGTGTGGGGTATTGAAGCAGCGGAAACCGCAAAGCAGCCTATTGAATATCGGCAACTTGGGACACCTTGGAATGAGTAAGAGCAACAATAAGCTCTCCTACTCGCGCATGTACAAGTATCTTCATTGTCGGTATGAGTACAAGCTACACTATCTGGACGGTTTGAGACGCCGGGGCAAGGTCGCTATCCCGCTTGAGTTTGGCACACTAGGGCATGCGGGTATGGAAGCGGCGTTCCTCTACAAAGCGAAGCACCAAACGGCTCCCGTGTCCGAGATTGTGAACGCCGGTAGGCAAGGCGTAGAAGCCAAGGTAAAGGAGAACTTCGACAAAGGTTGTGCGGAAACTAAGGAGCAAGTGCAGGATCTTTGGGAAGATGTAGAGAGCCAAGTAATCGGCGCGCTAGAATGGATTGACCTGGACAGGTGGGAAGTAGTCAAGCACCCTGATACCGGGGAGCCCCTAGTAGAGATTCACCTAGAGACCGAAGTAGGTGGAGGTTGGGACTGCTTACAGGCTTACGTTGACCTGGTATTGCGCAACAAAGCTAACGGTAACGTGTTCGTGGTGGACCACAAGTTTCGGAAGGCGTTTCAAGACTATGATAAAGAAGAGACGGCCGTCCAGTTCACTATCTATCAGAAGCTCTTGGAGACACTCGGACTCGACTTCTCTGGGGTTATCACTTTCCAGATAAAGAGCAAACCGCCCTCGGTCCCAAAGACTACCAAAGCAGGCGGAATTAGCCGCGCCAAAGTGGCCTGCTCTTGGGAGAGCTACAAAGGCTTCGTTCTGGCGATGGGTCTAGATCCGGCCGATTATGCCGAAATGGAGTACAAGCTAGCCAATGTCGAGTTTTTCCGGCTCACCTATAGTCACCGCTCGATTGAGGAGATTGAAGGCACTTGGGAGAACGTGAGAAACATCGCGGCTGAAATGAAGTTCTTAGAGAGCGGACATCTTGGCCCTATCCGCAATCTCAAGCCCGGCCCTATGGGGTGCGCAAGCTGTAGCATGAAAGAGCTTTGCTTAGCCGAGCTTCGTGGAGAAGATGCCGACTATATCAGGAAATCTCGATATAGGCACTATGACGATGAAGATACTGTATTCCGTCCTGAAGACGTTATACTATTGGAGGATGAATAGTGTACACTTTTCTCGGTCCGCCTCCCGTATCCGACACGCAAGCTCGTTTAGCCAATAGATTAGGGATGCCGATACTAGCGTGTCGAATATGGAATCGCTTATATGCTCTTGAGACAACACAGATGAGCCCCGGGTCTGATATGTCTGTCAATGAATACCGGCGCAGAAACTGGCTACCGCTATGGCACTCAAAATCACCAAACTAGAACCGACTAAGCCGCGAATCAAGGCACTGATTTACGGTCCGCCAGGGAGCGGTAAGACAACTCTCGTGGCCACCGCGAATCAGCACGAGGACATGGCAAACCTGTTGATTGCTGATATCGACGATGGCCTACTCTCTATCCAAAGTGAGAAAGGTATCATTAAGGCCTCGATTGATTGCACTCAAGACTTAGAAGAGCTTCAACAGATGGCAGCGCGCGGGGCGGAAGAGTTCGAAGGTATTCAGACTATCGCCATTGATAGTATATCCGAGCTGAACGATAATCTCATGCGCGAGATTGCGATCAGGGAGGCTAAGAAAAGCTCGGATAGGAAGCCAGACAAGAACGAGATTCAAGACTATGGAGAAGCTACTGCGAGACTCTCACGCGTCCTTAGGTTCTGCCGGTCCCTACCCTTCCATATCATCGCCACAGCTCATGACAAGACGGATAAGCGTATCGTAGACACGCGCAAGAAGTCCAAGCATGATGCGCAAGTCTTGGCGATTTATCCTAAGCTACCTGAGAAGTTGGGGACCGCCGTTAGAGGCATCTTCGATTTCGTTTGGTATCTCGATTCCGATGGGGAAGGCGGACGTAGGATGCTCACACAACCTAACGGAGTCATCGCAGCTAAGACCCGTGGAAACAAGTTCGCGCCCAAACTGGGCAACGTAGTTACTAATCCAAACCTTGCAGAGATCTACTCTCTGCTACTCGAAACAGAAGTATAGGAAAGAGAACACAGCCATGACACACGATCCATTTACCAACAGCGAAGAAGAAGAGTTTTCCTTTGAGGGTGAAAGCTCCAAGCTCGAAATCGGGGATTTCATCCTAAAGGTTATCGATGTAGAAGACGGCACCAGCAATAAGAGCGGTAATCGTATGCTCACCTGGACCTACCAAGTTATTGAGACCGCAGATGGAAAGGAGGCACCGGGGGCGCATGAACTAAAGGATTATCTCCCGCTCACGGATAAGATGATGTGGAAGATTGAACACCTTTGTGGCGTGCTCAATCTCCCGCATTCCAAAGAAGGGAATCGCGTCAAGCTCAAGTTCAAGAAGTCTGACGTTATAGGCACATTGTGCCTCTGTACTACCAAGGAAGAAGAGTACGATGGTGTTATGCGTACCAAGATTGACAAACTCAAGCCGCATCCTAAGGGTGCAGGGTTCAAGGGTGGAGGGTCATTCTAGTGGCTACGTCAACTAAGATCACTAAGAAACGCTCGTCACGTTTTACGTCTGTATGCTATAACACGGAAGAGTCCGCCTTGACCGTCGTTTTTCGACATGGCAAAGTGACAGGTTATCATTACCATGGTGTCCCGGCTTTCGTCTATGCCGAGTTCTTATCTGCGGAGTCCATGGGGCGATACTATGATGACTTTATCCAAGGTCGTTACTTGAACGAGTAGTCGACCCTCGCGCGCATACACGTGCGCGCGTATACCCACGTAGCCCAATAGGAAGAGGCAGCAGACTTAAAATCTGTGCGTTGCGAGTTCGAGTCTCGTCGTGGGTACTATGGAAAAAAGAACAAAAGTCATTCTCACGCCTATGGAGTTTGTATTAGGGCTACTTGTGTTCGGAGGTGCTGTAACGATAATGGACAGGGTGATAATGCACTTTGTAGGCCAGTGCTAGCTATCGGATTCATTCACACGTTGCAAGGTGCTAAGCCCTATGTAGCAATCGGTAATACCCTCTATTGGGTAGGGAAAGAGATAAAATGGCGAGACATCTTATTGGGTCAATTCGAGACTACGATGAAGCAATGCGACACATCGAAGGGTCGCAGCTCCGAGTAGCTGACACGGAAACAACCGGCCTTATTCACCATAGGGATTACATAGTAGGTGCGAGCGTGTGGGCGCGTGGGGAAAGCTTCTACTTTCCTTTCCGGCACTTTGAAGGGTACAATATCCCGGGCGCAGATAGCAGGCTTTTCGATCTGGGCGAACTACTACACAACCCGTGCATGGCGAACGGCGAGCCTACTTCTTTAGGTGGCTTTAACTATCAGTATGATGTCAAGATGTGGGCGCGGGATGGCGTAAGGAAGCCAGTACTATGGGAGGATCCTATCCTTATGGCACACCTGTGTAACGAAAATGAGGTGTCCTTCAAAATGGAGTCACTCGCTGAGAAGTACGTGAACGAAAGCGCGGGCGGTGACGAGCAAGAGTTGCTAGATGCTATCAGGGCCAAGTTCCCAAGCGCACCAAAGAAGGGAATAAAGGGTTTGATGTGCTATCTTAGCGGCGCTGCCGTAGGCTCCTACGCTATGCAGGACGTGGAGACAGCGTTTGATCTCTATATGTTCTATATCCCATGGCTCAAGCGCCAAGGGCTTTGGGAACTGTACAAAGAGCAGAGGTATTTCGCTAAGCATGTCACCAATATGGAACTAAATGGGCTCCTGCTGGATAAAGAACGACTAGAGGTCAACTCTGTTGGCGCGGTCGCAGAGACAGCAAGGCTCAAGAAAATCCTATGTGATATGGCAGGTCACGAGGTTAACCCTAACTCACCAAAGCAGATGCAGGCTTTGCTCAGGGTGCCAAGCACTGCGCGAGACAAACTAGAGATAGCCTATGAAGTAGCTAACCCTAAAATCAAGGGAGCCAAAGAGCTGCTATCTTGGAGACGGTACAAGAAAGCAGAAGGGACCTACTATCAGCCTTTTCGTGAGCTTGTCAGTGTTGAAGGGCGCGTACACCCTAATCTGCGTATCGTTGGAGGGTGGCAGCAAGAAGGAAGCGGGGGCGGCACGGTTGCAGGCCGCCTATCAGCACAACATCCTAACCTGCAAGCCGTGACACGAGGGACAGGCGAGAAGTACAGCTCACGCGATGTCTTCATTGCCTCGCCAGGTTACACACTACTAGAGTTTGACTTTTCGCAGGCAGAGCTTCGTGTCGCTTCTCACTATGCGAAAGAGAAGACCATGATTGAAATGTTCCGTGCGGGCATTGATATCCACCAAGGTGTGGCGGATGAGCTTGGCTTTCCTAGGTCGCTTGCCAAGAATGTGAACTTCTCATTCCTCTATGGTATCGGGCCTAAAGCGTTTGGGGAAAAGTATTTCATGTCATTCAAAGACGCGCGTGATACCCTGCGCGCTTACGATGCGCGCTTCCCCGGTTTCAAAAGGCTCTATCGTAAGTGTGAAGCATTCGCTAGGAAGCACCGTTACATTCAGATGTGGACGGGGAGACGGCGCCACTTTAACACTAGTAGAACACAGCCCCGCGACGCCATGAACAACCTTATCCAAGGGGCGGTGGGCGAAATGATTCGTCGCCTTTTGGTGGCTATTGGTGAAGATATCAAGTTTTTTGACCCTGAACTTTATCGGGCTTGCTTGACGGTGCACGATTCTGGTATGGCAGAGATTATCGCCAAACTAGAGTACATCTATTCACGAATGCGAAGAATCAAGCAACTAGCCGAAGATCAACCTTGGTGTTCCGTCCCTATTAAACTGGATTTCAAAAAAGGTAACCGATGGGGTTCAATGAAAGAGATAGTGTTAACAGATGTCTAGTGATAAGTACAACAAAAGAGATATTGTAGAGTGTATCGATAAGAGGGCGGCATACAATGGCTTATTGTTAGAGGTCATGTATTCATTTGAGTTGACCACGCCCCTCGGAACATCCGAACAATACTATAGGCTAAAGGATAAGGAGGGGGTACATTATGAGTTTCCTGTGGCAAGTTTACAATCAAGGGGGAGAGGTTAAGTGCCTAAGAACGTTTCTACACAGTTCATTTTAGACGTATACGCGAAAGCGTATGCCGATAGTCTTCTAGAGCATGGGACAGACATCGTGATAAATCACACCGAAGCCTTACTAGCCGTAATCTCGGCAACTCAACCCGGGGAGATATACCCCAAAGCACACACATCGAGTACTGAATAATGGCACTAATGAAATACATCGGACCCGACGGGCTTGTCTATGAGATTGATATACCTGACATATATGATACACCAGAGGAAGCGGCCGCCGCAAAATCTAGTATGCCCGCAAAGCTCTCAGTGCCTTGTCATAACTGTGACCACGGCAACGGGCCGACGGGTCTCAATATGTGGAACATGATTTGCATAGTGTGCGACGGAGCTTTAGAGGTCAAAGTCGAGGCTAAGCCTGAAAAGCAGGGCGAAGCTGAAAGGGCTAATGAGGCGAGTAATAGAGCTGCCGAGGTTGCAGACGCTATAATGAGAGAGTACAATAGAATCGCGTTTTCGTGAACGCAAGAAAGCCCCGCGTCAGTGTTGGGGGCCATCAACACCAGCGCGAGGCTAGAAAGGAAGTCTATTTGCTCTTAGTAGACGCCGCGGACTTCAAGATGGAGATTAACCCATTCGGCTCCTGTGCCCCCACCAGTATCCGTAGCAATCTCAATACTGAATGTTCTCGCTCCCGCGGAAGGGATCGTATACGCGTGGATAAATGAGATTGTTTTCTCGTATGCAGTCGATAAATCTGTAGTTACAAGCGCGTTAGTTTGGTCCAACCTAATATCATAGGTGGCGATTGTGACTGTGGCTGTTTTATCGATAATGCGTACACGCACAGTATTTAGGGCAGCAGCTTCATTCCTAAACTGTCCGGTTACCGTGAGAACTACGTCCCCTACGACCTTTGGATCGTGTGGGGACGCTAGACCTGCGGAAGCAAACTCGACGAAAGATACGCTATTGTGTGCCCCTGCGGCGTCCAGTCCGAAGCCGTAGCAGTAACCTTCATTGGATGCTAGGACGTGCTGGAATCCACTAGCCGTGCGAGCTTTAAGCGTAGTAGTAACGCTATTGTAGTAGGCATCGCCCGTGGCGTGCGTAGTGGGGTCCGCATCCTGTGGAACTAGTCGGAGAGCCGCACGCTTAGGTGAAGAAGTGTCCGCGTGTGCTTGTACGGCGTAGCCACCGCCCGCATCGGACCTAGCATTAAGGGCCGTACCGTCCCCTGTCCCTGTGGTAGCCCGTACGGCCACGGCACTAACTGTAGCCGCCGCAGGAATAGTCCCCTGGACTCCTGTGCCGACCGTACTAGTAGATACACCAGCCATCGCGGCGCTAGTTGTGGCCGATTGGCCTTCAACACCGATACCGCTGGTGGCTCCACCGATACCTATAATACCCTTACCAGTAGCGCCGCCTATAGCTTCTAAGCCTGAGCCTGTAAGGAACCCAAAACCTTTTAGGCCTACACCTGCCGTAACAATCGCGCGTCCAACAACACCCGTACCACCAAGTAACGCCTGTCCTTCGATGGCGTCACCCGTGCCACTATTCCCTGCTAAGATAGCAGGATTAGTGGCACTTGTGTTTTGGGCCTGGATAGCGCGCGTGGTGGTAGCAGTAGCAAGTATGCCATCGCCAGAAGCATTAGCAGTAGCCACCAGGGCGGCTAAGAAACTAGTTGCCGCAGTCCCTCCGATAGCTGCTTCTGAAATCTGGGCAAGACCAGCAGAGTCAGTCTCTATGATATGATCGTCTAAATCAGGAAGGTTGGAGCCCTCTCCTACCCATTTAGTCCACGTGGTGTACTGATTCCATAAGGAGTTATACTACTGCGCGGGCGGAGTCTCTAGACCTACGAAGCCTTCATCAATCTGCGCATTACTGCGTGCGATCTTGGTAACTGTAGTCTGGAGTAGGACGGGCCCTGTGGTAAAGAGGGTATCCGACGCAAAGATGCGGACAGCAGGAATAACTGGTCTAGCCATGGTGGAGACTTTCTAGAGGGGAACGATATAGGCAAGAGGTGAGACAATAACGATAGTACCGCTAGCGTCGCCGAAGCCAGTAGGAGGGGGAGACGGAGGCAACGTACCTGTTACATCGCTATTTCCGAATGAGTCCGGAGCCACTACAATGAACTTTCCAATATAGGTAGCAGGCTTGGCAAGCCTAAGGAAAGGGGAGAAAGCAACGATCTCAGCGTCCGTTAGGCTGGCTATCTCAATCTTGTACGCTTTAGGGAAGGTGTCGACTAGATTGATAGTTCGAACACTGTCATTTAACAGTTGGCGGATAACCTGGATAAGGTCTTCTGAAGTCCTACGCCGTTTGATTATTTGCGCACGCGCACGAAGGAAGCGCCTATATTCAACGTCTAGTTGCGCTTGCCTTGGCTGATCTAAGATGCTGCCGATTGTGTCTTGCCAGAAACCGTAAGCCGTACGGATATCGTACAAGGCCGCGATGTTTACTGCTACATCTTCATACGCCTGCGCGCGTGTGCCAAAGGTACCCACCAAGGATTGCAGGGCGGGCCTCTTGAAATAATCAATAAGCCTGTTGATACCTGCTAGCTTGTGGTCTTGGATTTCGGGGATTACGCCTCCCCATTCTTCCGCCCATTCGTCTGCCCATTCCATGGTATATGCCCTTATGTGATAGTAACGCCGATTCGAGCAGAGTCGAAGTCTGCTCTTTCACGAATAGCGATAACCCTTGGCAATGCGTCATAAGGGTCGACGCCCGCGCCGGGGGCCGGGAAACCTACAGGGAAAGCAGGAGCCACACCAGCGCCATTATCATAGCTTAGTTGGACATCCACACTAGTGACTGAGTTTTTACCCTGTGCATCGCGTAGAGCGTCGAAGATGTCGCCAACAAACGATTGCGGGATAACGTCGACACCGGGGTTGTTAAAGTTAAGATTTCCGTAGGCGAGCACCGCGTCTAATACAACTTGTTCCGGGTTATCTGGCAACACACCTTCTGCGCCCACCGTCAAACAGGTCACCAGAATGAAGATATCAATATCTGCGGGACGCGTTAAGCCTATAGTAATGTTATCTAGTTCCGAGTTTTGGACGATTACGGTAGTCGTTCCAAACGCTTCCGCACCAGGAGGTCGACCGCTTTGGATGGCTACGGCGATCGCTGTATCATCGCCTCCGTCTACTACTACTTCAAAGGCTCCACCCGGTATACCGTCTACCTCTATGGCAGTCTGATTCTCAAACGTACGGACAGAGGTAACACCAGAGACGGCTAGGACGAGCGCTCGAATCCCATCGATATCATTACCATTGATAAGCAGCTCATCCTTGCGCCTAATCCGTAAGGGTCCGTCCTGCTCATCCGCGCGTCCAATCTCTTCCGGGTCAATGTCTGCGCTCGCCTCAACAGAAGTCCAGCCCGCGACACTCGTTAGGATAGTCCAGTTAGCAGGGCCCGATGTGACAAAGGTTAGAGCGCCAAACTCAGCGGCTTCTGCTGTAGCTGCGATAGTCCCACCGCCGCCGATAACATAAGGTCCATCTGCGATAACCCAAACGTCTTCTGTGGTCGCGTTCTTGAACTGTTTCCCGTTCGGGATATTCGTGGCAGGCGTTCCCGTTAAGAGGAAGTTCTCAGACTTACTCTTAGTCTCTTCCTGCCTCTCCGTATTGGTGATTCCGCTAAGGATATCCAAGAGAGCGCCCGTTGCATTATCCGGGTCTAGGACAGTAACGATATTGAGCAAGAGCTGTTGTAGAAGAGCCTCGCGCTCAGCAGCGATACCAATGACTTTCCCGGCTACGGACCCGCTGCCTACTTTGAATAGTACACCAAACTCGGCTTGCATAAGTGTGTTGTATTCACCTATGATCTCTTCCAAGTCCTGGATTTGTATTCCTGTTGCTGATATTTGCAGAGGCATTATGAGAAGTCCAGAGTAGCAGCGGAGGTCAAGACACCGTCCGCGGTCTCGCCCTTGATATTAACGGTTAGTAAGCTATCCTGTACAGGTTCTAGCTCTAACTCAAAATTGGTCTTGAGAAGCCCGCGAGTTCTTAGGCACTCAGTGGTAAGAAGTTCGTAGATGTCCGCTTCGTTCGGGCTGTTGAGAAAGATTCTAGCGAAGTAGGGTAGGCCTTCATTGAGACCTAGAAACCAGTTACCTTGTACACTCTTCAGACGGATTATTAGTTCCTGTTGAGTGCCTTCTAGGCCGTCGTCAACTAGCTTAAAGCCTCCTGACGAGATATGAATGTCACCCGTAGACGTTAGTTTGAAGTCTGTCACTATACTGTCTTCACTCTCGCACTATTGATAGTGGCTTTAGCCGCATCCCATGCGCCTTGAAAAGCCGCAAAGCTAGCGGCACCTCCATCATTAGGGACTGTTGCAGCGGAAGCCGCGGCGAACATAGTATCCATTAAAGCAATGAACGTAGTAGCCTTTATCACGGGCTCGACCGCCGCGGCACCAAGGTTGATTAGCGGGCTTTCAATAACGGCGGCCGCTTGACTAGTAGGCGGAACGATAGGGGCTAAATCAGAGTGCAATCCCGGGTGAAAAATGCCATCAATCTCACTATGTGTGTGACGCAAACCCGGGTCTGTAGGGACACCCAGTTCAAGCCACTTCTCCAGGCTTCTATCACTAATGAGAACATACCCAGTGTCCAACGGTGCTAACGGGAGTGTTACATAGGAGGCAACTGTGCGCGTCCAGTGGACCGGAACAAATACAGGCAAAGGAAGATTAGGTAACTCTCCCGAAGCAGTGATACGCGTTTTCAAAGCCCCTAGTAAGACCTCTGCTTTCTGCGTCGCAGGATCATAAAACACTACAGTTGCAGGGATGCACGTTCTGATACCGAGCTTATGCGCGTAGGACTACATTGAATAGCTCTGTTAGAGGGTTGACATCCGTCCCGCGTTTGAACTGGTGTGCGCCTTCATTGTCTAAGCCCATTATCCAAGAATCTCCAGAAGCTCGCCAAAAGCGGGGTCTGCAAAGGCCAGTTGAGGGCCTGCGATAGCAAAGGTAGCGGAGCGCGCTTCAAAGTCCGTGTACCAGGCCTGCCCATGTGTATCACCAAAGTGCCTAACGTACTCACACCGTAGGCCCGTGGAGCTTCCTAGGTGCTCTCCTGGCAGGCCCGTGATAGGGTTAAGTACAAACTCGGCTAAGCCTACAGGCTGCTTTACAACGAACATCCCGCGACCGGGGTGGAGACCCGGGTCTAAGAGGCTTCTCCCCTTTACGTCGCCGAAACCCTCTGGTGTTGTGTAGTCGAGCAGGTTAACACCGTCCTGTAGGAGTACGCTAAAGTCGAGGGTAACAGCGCCCTGTGGAACATAGTAGATTTGACCGTCCCTAATCCACCATTGCAAGCCATACAGTGCTGCGATTTCATCTAGGGCGGTCGACGCTTTGCCTACTACTACTGCACCGTTCTTAGTCTGAGTAACTACAGCTAAAGGTGCGACGGCTGCTACGTTGATTTCCCCGTCCGCGGAAACCTTCATACCCATAGCTAGTTCGATGGTCTTACGG